CATTGAAGGAGGCGGCGTATTCGGGATCGCCCTTCAGGTCACCGATGACGGCACCGTTGCCCAGCTTCGCAGCCGCGACGATCCTCGACTGTTCGTCCACGGCCGTCTGCAGTTCGGCCAAGGTGGCGTTGATCGCCTCCAGCTTGTCCTTGGTCAGGACGTCGGTTTTGCCGGCCTTGATCTCGGCGATTTCGGTCGCCTGCGTCCTCTTGAACTCCTCGAACGCCACGTTGAGGCCACGGATCAGCGTTGCCGCATCGCCGCCATCGGCACGCACGGTGCCGGCAATCGCGCGCGGCATGGCCGGCAGGGTGGGGGGCGTCAGCGTCAGCTTCGAGGGCGCCTTCGCGAACGGCGCAGCGAGGGTGCGGAACGGGTGGGCGAGCACCGTCGCCACCGCCACGAGGGCGGCCATGTTCATCATCTTCATGGTGGAGCTCCTAGCTCTTGAGGGTGGTGAGCAGTTCGGCCAGCAGGCCGCTCAACTCGGTCTCGCCGCCAGCGCCTGGCGTGTCGGCTTCAGGAGCAGCGCCGGGCGTGCCCTTGATCTTGGTGATATGCTCGCGCGCCTGCGAACGCGTGTCGCCGCCGGCGACCAGCTTCAGTTCCAGCGCGGTGATGGCCGTCCGCTCGCGATCCGACGCCTTGGCGTTCTCATCGCGGGTCGTCTTGTCGGCGGTCAGCAGCGCATCGGCGAACCCGCGCTCGATCGCGACGGATCCGGACATGTACGTCTCGGCATCCATCCAGCCGGCGCATTCAGCCGCCGTCTTGCCCGATCGCTGGGCATAGACATCGGCCATCGCCTGATCGAACGGGCCGAGATACTCGGCAGTCTCGGCCATGTCGTGGCGGTTACCGACCGCAACGACCCAGCAATTGTGGATCATCAGGAACGACGCCGCACCGATCTCGACCGTGTCGCCTGCCATAGCGATCACCGAGGCGGCGGATGCCGCCATGCCCATGATCTTGATCGTCACCGGCTGCGGATGCTCGCGCAGCACGTTGTAGATCGCGATGCCCTCGAACATGTCGCCGCCGGGCGAGTTGATCTGCACCTCGACGGGGCGGTCGCCGATCGCGCGCAGCTGGGCGGTGACGGTCTTGGCCGTGATCCCGCCGCCCGACCAGTAATCCTCGCCGATGGCGCCGAACATGGTGATGACGTTGTCGCCGCTTTCGACCGCCCGGATACCGGCCGCGTCCGCCGCCCACTTTTCCAGCACGTGCGGTCGGGCGAGGGCGGACACCGTCCGGTCGGCCGGCATCGGGAGGGCGCCGGGGCGGTCGCGCCCGTTCACGCCGTTGATGGCGCGGGGCAGGGGGCGCTCGGGCGTCGCGATCGGAGGCTTGCCGGGTACCGGTCGGCCATTGAGGGATTGAACCGCACCGGGCTTGCCCGGCGCTTTCCGCTGATCGGTCATAAAGCGTCTCTCTCGATGTGAGGCGTCAGGGCGCGCCGGCTTCCGCCGCGATCGCGGCGGCGGTGGTTCCGGGCCGCGGAAGGTCGTCACCGCCGGGCAAGGGGTTCCGGTCGACATGGTCGCGGGCTTCGTTCGGCGTCAGGTAGGCGCCGTTGGGGCCAAGGGCCGCCTTCAGGAACTCCGCCTGATCCTTGAGCGAGCCGCGCAACAGCGCCCCTTCGTTGAACTTGGCGTAGTAGGTGTCCTGTTCGGCAGGCGTCAGCAGCCACATCCAGACGGCCTCTTCCCAAATGACGAACCAGGGCATGAGGCAGTAGGTCACGAAGAACAGGCCAAGCTGCTCGATCCCCGATCCCCAGCTGGTTTCATCGAACATCAGCAGCGGGCGGGGGACGCCGGTGAAGCGGGCGACCTCTTCGGCTTCGCGCTTCATCAGCGCCACCAGTTCGGCATCCTTCGCGCTGGTGGCGAACATCTTCGCCTTCAGGCCCTCCTCAAGAATGAGGAAGTCATCCTCCGCATCAGGTCCCGCGTAATCTCGCAGGCTGATCTTCAGGCTCTCGATCGCTTCCGGTCCGAGGGTATCGTCCGTTTCCAGCGCGCCGCGCGCCATCGACCCTTTCGTCAGCAGCCGGCCGGCGGCCTGCTGCGCACGCAGCGCGATGCCGAAGGTGTCCGCAGCAACATCGAGCAACGATACGCCGGTCAGCCCGTCCAGCGTCAGCGGCGTGCCGAAATGGAAGACGTCGTCGGCCGCGAGCGTGACTGTACCGCCCGACGGGCGATTATAGATGAAGGTCAACTCGAAGGTGTCGGACAGCTTCGGCCGGACCGACTTGCGGGGCAGGGGGATCAATTCCCGAATCGCCCCGCGCGACCGCACCTTCAGGGCGTAGGCCGATCCGTCGAGCAGCGCGCACAACTGCATGTAGCTCTTGAAGCGGCTCGCCGTCTGGAAGCTGTTCGGCTTGCGGTGCAGGACCTTGTAGAGGGGATGGTCCGTGGCCTTCTCGGTTTCCCGTCCGACCCGCCGCCGCAGATGGAGCGGCAGCATGCCCATCGACCCGCAATGGAGCGACATCGCCCGGTAGAAGGTGCTGTTACGCAGCGCCATCTTCTCACCGACGGCGATACCGGCGACCCCTGTCCGGCCGCCGGTACCGCGCATCATCTCGTGTAGGCCCGGGTCCGACAGATTGAACGCATCGTACGCCATGATCGGGCCGCTGGGCGCATACCCGCCGAGCCGAGCCGCTTCTATGGCCGCGCGTTGCGGCGACAGCGAACGGCGAAAGCCACTGCGAGCGCGGTAGTCGTCAGGCGACATAGGCTATCGCCTTTCCTTAGAGCCGAAGCACGCCGCGGCTGGCGTAGACGGACTTTTTCTTGGGCTTCTCGTTGGCGGTCGCGCCGCCGATTGCCATCGTGACCGTCACCATGCCGTCGATCCGCCCACGTGATCGCTTCTTGTCGAAGCAGCGGTTGCCTTGCCCATCGAAGTCCAGCGCCGCGTTGGCGGCGCAGGAATAGGTGACCGGCGATGCGTCGATCAGCACGCGCTTCTGAAGAATACGATCTTCGGTCCGGGTGATCGAATGCGGCATGCAAAGCTGCCGGTCTTCGAACATTACCCGCTTGCCCTGCGCATGGCTGACGATCTTCAGCCCGACGCCTTCCGGCTTGCCCGGTCCCTCGTACTGCCAAACCGCCAGGCCGATCTGCTCGCAGGCGGCAATGAAGTCGGAGATGAACGCCGGATCGACCAGCAGTTCCTGCACGTCCTGTTCGGCGCACAGATTGGCGACCCGCTGGGCAACGAATGTCAGGTCGATCGTGGCACCGGGGGTGGCGACGAGATAGCCGTCCTCGACCCATTCGAGATACGGCGCGATGTCGGCTTCGGCGCGTTCGCGCAAGCCTTCCTTCGTCGTCCAGTACCACGTCTTGACCGCAAGCGGGTCGTCGCCGTGATCCTCCCATGCCGCGCTGAGCGCGGTCAGGTCGTTCTTGCGGCTTAGGTCGAGCGCCAGCCAGCACCGGCGGACCTTCATCCGCTTCTCGTCGACCGCGCCCTGCACCGCCGCCCACTTATCTTCCGGCAGCCAGAAGTCCGCTGCCGCCGTGTCGACCCCGAAATACAGGCGCATGACGCTCGATCGGGTCGACGGACTGAGGACGGCGGATGCCACCACCTCGCGGATATTCTGAATCGGGAACGTCTCGCCGAGCGCGGGCAGCGACTTCTGCCAGACCTTCTCGTCTTCGAACACCGTGTCGCGGTCAGCCTTGTCGATCCGCGCGATGAACGAGAAGGCGGTGTCGTCGCGCGCCTCACCCTTGGCGATCAACTGATACTTCGCCGAGTACGCGGTGCCGACATGCTGCGACGTGGCGGGCGTGTTCGTGCCCATGAGGAACAGGGCATTGCCCGCGACCTTGTCGATGCCGCGTTGCCACGTCTGCAACACGTTCTCGTCGGTCAGTTCGTGGATTTCGTCGCCCGCCACGTAGTTCGGACGCGGGCCGGACAGGCTCTCGCCGCTAGCGATCGGCTGGAAGAACGACCCGGTGTCGGGGTGCTCGATCTTCCAGGCGTTTTCGAGTTCGCCGCGGATGACGACCTCGCCCAGCGCCTCAAGGCTCTCGCCGTCGTCGTGGCCCGGGATCGTCGCCCGGCACATGGCCGCCGCGTCGCGGAACAGCACGTTCGCGGTCTTCTTGTCCTCGCCGATCGCGTAGCACTGCGCGCGCTGGATACCGCACCAGCCCATGATGTAGACGCCGATCGCGCCCATCAGCGGTGACTTGGCCTGCCCCTTGCCGGTTTCTAGCCAACCCGATCGCCAGCGCCAGCGGTTCGTCGCGGTCCGCCAGCCGAATAGGCTCCCGCCAACGAACGTATGCCATTCGAGCGGATAGAACGGATCGCCTGCCGACGGACCATCGGTCACCTGAAACACCGAAGGCAGGAACTCAAGGAAGTCCGCAGCTTCCTCCGGCCGCCAGAACAGGCCGCGCCGCTCGCCGTCGCGGATATCGCGCAGGTGCCGCTCCGCCGCATGGCGGACCAGTTCGCCGGCCGTGAACAGCTTGCCGTCAACCGCCGCCTTCGCCCAGGCGGTTGTCGGATCCGGATCGGAGAGGAAGCGGTTAGGCACGGGGTTTCAGGAACCGGGCCGACCCGGTAACCCGGGTTGTCTTCTTCACCACCTTGGCGCCACTGCCGCGATCGCGCGGGCTGACGCACAATTCCTTTTCGAGCGCCTGCGCCTGACTGGCTGCGTTGCTCATGGTCGTCCACCATGGGTTGTAGGTTGGAACACCGGTCTTCCTCGCCTTGATGACCGGTCCGGCTTTCAGAACCTCGCGGGCGCTGATGTCGAAGGTGACGTAGGCGACGACCAGGCGCTTGATCGAATGAGCGTTCGCGACGGACAGCTTCTCAGCTGCGCGCATCTCACTGATCGTGCCTTTCCAGTAGGCCGATGCCGCCTCACGGTCAGCGGCCCGGCCGAATATCGACCGCCAGTTCGGCTCGGGCGGGACGCCGTCGCTGCCGTCGATCGCGATAATGTCGGCCATGGCGGCTCTCCGGGGGGCGGCCGAAACCCTCCCCCCTCAAAAATTGGTCCCAGCGCAAACGGAGGGTCGGTATCGGTCCTATGCGCGGGCCGTTTCAGACTTTCGAACGGGGGGTGCCGGCAGCGAAACCTCGCGCTGGGCGGGCCACTCCGCGATGATAGTGCAGATATTCGGGCCAATTCGACGGCGAGAGTATCGAACGCGTCCGCCGGTGGCGACGGGATATGTATGGTGGTCGATTGCGACCCGACGGCGCATGCAGTCCTTAACGCCTCGCATAAAGGCAGGAGTGCGGGCTTGGTCCGAGGTGACCGAAAGCGCCAGGTAGCGGAGGTCTGTCATCTTCATCTGACGCCCTTGTTCCAAGGGTGGTTGGCCGCCGTTGGTCGCCCGGATCGTTCAACGCCGCGATCGGTGCGATAACCCTTGTCGACCAGACCCTTACGATCCGAGCAGTCGCGACACAGCAACTGGTAGTTGTCGCGTTCGCCTGTGCCACCCTCCGCCAGCGGCTTGATATGGTCGGCGATCGTGCCGGCGGTTGTTCGGCCTTGCCGCGTGCATTCCTCGCATAGAATGACGGTACGCAGCAGCAGCTTGCGGATCCGGTCGTGCTCCGAGCCATACCCGCGCGACTGTCGACTGGTCGTAGGCCATGCCATCGCAACTCCCAGATGCCTCATGACGCTATTCACGCCGGTACTTGCGGCAATCGACACGCCGGATCATGCATCTGCAATGCGGACTGCTATCACCCTTGCCCTATTGGTAGTCATGCCGGTGGTCGCGTTCTTGCTCGTGGCCCAAACCAACATGGAAATGGGCTTGGCGTCGGGCTCCCTCATCCTCAGCGCTGTCGCCATTCTGGTGATCCGGATGTCAGGCTGGCGCTACCCGGTTCAGATCGTCACCGCCGTTCTGTACACGGCTGTATCGCCGGTGATCTTCGGGATCATCATCATGGCGGGGATGATCCTGTTTGCGTAACACCAATCGCGTCACCGATTTGCCAAGGTGTGAGCTTACCAAGTGCGGATACTAAAGAGCCCACCGGTGAGGGCGGGCTGAGGTGCGCTATCTCTTGACGCGCAAAACCATTAAGGTGTTGATGACACATGCGTTGCCCCCGCACAAGAGCTGTCTGTGCCGCCCAGTCGATCGTTAACCTTTTGTTAGTAAATGACGAGATAGGCGCGACTGGGAATTTGCGCTTGAGGGGGCGGAATTGTTTCAAGTGCCGGATGAGGCGACGCTTGGGTTGTGTAGCCTGATCGTCAGTCTCTGCTTTGCCATGACGTTCGAGATCGTTGCACGTCGTCATCGTGCCAAGCCGCACTGGCGGCTATGGGCCCTAGCCAATCTCACATTCTCAGTGGGCGTCGTCGGGTTCGATCTGTTGGCCCATCCCATTGCGGCAGCACCAGCATTCATCTTGTACACGCTTCTGGCATCCGGGCCATTGACGATTGCCGCCGGCCTGAATGCTTTCGAGGAGCTGCGAATACCGAGAGGATGGGGAGCCGCTTTTGCATTGCTTCCCGGTATCGCCTTCGCCATCACGCCTGCCGATCCATTCGGTACGACGACACTCCCGCAATTCGCGGCCGGCGTAGGGCTTGCTGTGTCGCTGGCCGCGGCGGCATTTTACCTGATACTAAAGCCTGCCACCAAGTTAGCGACTTCTCGTCGAATACTGGGGCTGACTATACTCGCAAACCTGCCGAGCTACGCCAGTGCCCTCGCTTTGCCGTTGCAGCCGACAGGGATGTTCTACGTTGTTGCCCACTACGCTTGGATGTCCCAGCCCGTCCTTATCCTAATTACCAACCTGGCCTTGATCGCTATACCGGTACTCCGTGCCAACGAGGAACTACGTCGCTCCGCACTGACCGATCCGTTGACCGGGCTGCATAATCGAGCATGGCTGGCGGCAGCGGAACCGTCGTACGCGAGCAGGGGAGGTACACTCGCGGCCTTGGATCTCGACGGATTCAAGCGGGTGAATGACGTAAATGGTCACGCCGCCGGCGACGAACTTCTGGTCCGGATCGCGGCCTCTCTACAAACGTGGTGCATACGACATGAGGCGGATGCGGTACGATTGGGTGGGGACGAATTTCTGATCGTGATGCCTGAGGCATCCGAGCATCTCGCGGCGGATCTTCGTCGGCATGTTCATCAGGATCGGTCGGCTATTGTCGGCATGCCGCAATGGTCCACGAGTATCGGGTTCGCCTCCTATCCCGCCAAAAGCACCTCATTGGCCGATGCGATGAAGGTTGCGGACATGGCGCTCTATCAGGACAAGGCTAGCAAACGGACGTCCGCCTATGCTCGGGCGGCCTGATGTCGCAGTCCGATACGTTAAGTTCGGCTCTGAACTACGCCTTTAGCGGGCGAGTGCCGCGAATCCGATGAACATCGCTTTCAGTTTGAGGTTCGCCACCTGGGCAACGTCAGCGAACACCAGCGACCGGAATTGCGGAACATCGATTACAAGCTGGCTCCTGCAGTTTAACGCCCAGCCACCGAACTCCCTGTCCTGGATCGGCGACTCCTCCACCACGACCGCATCGAAATGCCGATCGTCCTGCCTGATCCGGTTCCAGCAGTCGTCGACACTCTGGTCTTCGCCCTCTAATGCCTGAAGGAAGCGGGAGCCGTCACAAAGCAGCAGACCTGTAATTCCCGCTAACGTGTTGTTCCGGATCGAAGCCTGTAGAATGGCATCGCGAGCGGTGTTGCCCAGGCCGTGTTGCGCACGACTCATGTAGCAGAGTCTCTTCATAGCGGATTTTATATAGAACCGGTTATATTTAAAGAAAGCAATTAGCATCAATAACAAGCTGTTAGCCGTTTTTTACGCTGCGTGGCTGTCTCAATCGATGGGCATCCGCTTCATCCATCGTAGCACGCGCATAAGCGCCGGTGGCAACAGTAGAGCGCTGCTCTATCGTTCCCGCAACCTAGCTATGGTGGCATCGAGCTTTTCACCGTCAGGTTGCCCGATCACTTGATCTATGGAGCAGCTCCCGGATTTGAGGCGAAGGGGGCGTTCGAGCGGAGGTAGCGACGTCAGAAGGAAGAGTTCAGCTCTCCAGCCGCAGAGCCTCTTCGAGCTGCGTGATCGTGAAGGGTTTATCAAGATAGCGCACGTTCGTCGGCAGGCCGGGGGGGCGTGCCTCGCCTGACATGAGGACGAGGATGGCCGGGAGAGATGCAGGGTCTGTCGACATGAATTGCGTGCCTGTTAATCCAGCACCAAGGTTCTCGTCGCAAAGCAGCACGTCGAACTCATCATTCCCAAGCAGCGCTCGAGCGCTTTCGGCCGACGGCGCACCGATCGCTATGAAGCCTAGTTCCTGGACCAGCGTCACAATTGTGTGGCGGACGATGCTGTTATCGTCGATAATCAATGCCTTGGGAGTAGCCACGATAGGGGGCCTCAATGCACGTCGGCAGTTTGCGGACGTTCGGGTTTGTAAGGCTGTGAACCACCGCCGCTACGTGGTGCTTGTTGTCGATGACGAGGAGCGGGTTCGACAGGTCATTTGCGAACGACTGGAAGATGCGGGTCTTCAGGTGATCGAGGCCAGCAGTGGAGACGAGGCATGGACGCTCGTGCAGACCAATGTCGAGATTGATCTCATACTGACCGACGTCAGGATGCCCGGCACGATGAACGGCTTCGATTTGGTGGACGCAGCGCTGGCCAGCCGTCCAACACTGAAGACCATTTTGATGTCCGGCTATGGCGGCGAGGCTTTCAACCGGACGATACAGGCTGGCCTGTTCTTGCCAAAGCCATTCACGATGGCATGCCTGCTGACCAACGTCGAACGCCTCCTGTACTACGATAGACCAGTGGGCTGCTAACGTATGCACGCACGAACGGGGGCTCACCCGTCACGGCGTCAGAGAGGGGCCCGCTGACCTTTCAGTCAGCAGGCCCCTGTCAGGATTTTACGAAAAGGCGACCTTGGTGCCGCGGCGGCGGTAGCGCGCCGCACCAGCAACCATGCCAAAGCCGAGAAGCATCATGCCCCAGGTGGCAGGCTCCGGCACCGCAGTGACGGTGAAGTTGGCAACCTCGAAGGCGTCGGTTGCCGGCACGTTGTTGAACGTCAGGCTGCTGATCGTTTCACCGGCCGTCGCGGCAAACTGCACGTACTGCGAAAACGACTGGTTACCGTCGCGCACGGCGAACCCGAGGCTGGCAACGTCGAACGCATACGTGGCAACGTTGGTGGTCAGCGACAGGCGGTTGTAGGTGTCCGGCGAACCCCACAGGAAGCTGACATAGGTCGTCGGATTGGTGAAGCTCAGTACCGCAGGCTGACCGGCCTGAATGCCGGCTGCCAGAAACGCATTGCCGGCAATGTCGCCTTCAGGAATGTCAGCGAACGGCAGGTCGGCCGTGTAGACCTGGCCGCCCGACAGGGTTGCGATGGCGCCGCCATCGAGGCCAGCCGAGGTCAGGGTGCGGAATGGGCCGGTACCGCCGCCCAGGCTGCCGACCAGCGCAGCGTTCGCGGTCGAGGGCGCGGCAAATACCGCTGCGGCAAGCAGCATCGTCTTGAAGGAAGTCATGAACATACCCGGTTACGCACATCTCAGCGGTGATTCGTGAGATGCAGGGGGATCATTAAGGATAATGCGCTGAAATGTAACAACATTCACGTACGTTACCGGCAGCCAGGTCCGTCTGTCTCACTGTGGGACAGTGGCGGCGTACCGGTCAGGTGGCCAAGCTTGGAGGTGCTTCGTCGTTGTCGCCAGCGCGTCCGCCCATCGTCCGTGGTCGACGATCATTATGAGGTGCCTTCTCCCAATGAAGCCACGACGTCACGGTCCGATAGATTGATAGCCTAATAGCGAATTGCCCGGCCATAACGGGTCCGCCGATTGAGACGGCCCGCTGAGCAAACCGCTTCGCCACCACCTCATTGTTCACGCTGGAGAGCAGCCAGGTTCCCGACCTTGGACGGAAAGGCCGGTCACCCTGCTCTAACCACCGAAAGGGGCGGGCTACACCTCGTGACGAAAGGCATGGCGTGTATCGCTTCAACGACACATGAATCGTCTTCCGCCAGCAGCCGACCCAGCCGACCGGTATCCGCCTCGTTCATCGCGGCGCGGGCATTGGCTAGGTTGCGGGAAGAGTAGAGCGTTTCCCACGCGCTCCCGCAACCTAGCTACGATCGCGTCGAGCTTCTTGCCGTCGCCCCAGCAGCGATACGTACCGCTCGATCGCGAGCTCGGAGAAGCTGCGATCTGCCAAGGCAATGGCGCGCATGGTGGCAAGCGCAACCCCAAACTTGCCTCGCACAGTCGGACGTTGCGCTTGGCGCTGACGATCGACGGACTGTTTAATAAGGCGACGGGCACGGCCGAGAAGTCGCCACCGCCATACTCGACGTTCAGGCACGACTTCATCGGGCTGTATTGGTAGCGGTCGTGGGTGAATGGGATGGCGTAACCTTGTGGAAGACCGTAGCCGTACGCTTTGACCAGCTGGTCGTGCGAAGTCGCCCTTGCGCTTAACGGGTCCTTACCCGTCCATGTCCCGACGATATGGGTGACGCTGTTAAGGGTTTGACGGTATCCTGCAGTTATGGACCGGGCAGAAGAAGAAGCGCGCTGGCAGGAGGCGCGCGAACTCAACGAGCGTCACGGCGACGACCTTCCCAAGGTTTATGCCGCCGCATGCGCGAAATTCGCGGAGGTGGCGGACTGGGACGGGATCGGCCGCTGGCACGACATGATCTACCGTTGCGAGCATCTCCGCCATAGTCCGCCGGTAATACCGTTCGCACCGATTGCCCTGGCCAGCGCCGGTTTCACCGATCGAGCCTAAACCCCATATCGTTTATGTCTGCTCGACGTGATGCAGCAGCGTCTACCGCTCGGGCTGACGGAGACATTGCTGTCAAAGCATGGACATGATCCGCGATTGCCGTAGCCGAACAAGCGACGGGGTCTGCTCATCCGACGTGGCGAACGAGACGGAATGCTCAGCCGTGCCGATGACCTTCGAGCGGTACCATGGCAAGGGCAACGGGTGCCCACCGTCGACCGCAGCCGACGGTGAGCCAATCGTTCACTTCGGCTGGGTCGAGATCGTCGTGAGACCAGCGGGAGCCGCTTGTGGCATCACAGCCCCACCGATGGTCATCGGGGCCGGTCCGCTTGCAGGCATGGTGAGTTGCACGTCCTCATCCATGAAGCCCTTCACCGGTGTACCCATCTCCATCTTCGCGCTGGTACCGGTCATGAAGAAGCCGGCAACGGGGATAAGCACGGCCGATGCCGCCACGGCGCCGACACCGCCGGCCGTGCCCTTGTCGTCGAACACTCCGGTGAGCCGCAGCTGACGGCCGTTAACGGTAGTGTAGAGGACGCGGCCGGCGAAGTGCCCGGATTTGCCCCACATGCCCTTGTTGCGGACCTCGGTGATCTCACCCATCGCCGGCGAACCGGCCGGGATCACGACGACGCCGTTGACCAGCACCGGCTCGGCGACTTCGAGGTGGACTCGCTGGCCAGCCTTCAGCACCTTGCCCTTGGTGGTGAGCATCTCGCTGAGCTTCAACGGTACCTCTGTCCCGGTCCGCAGGACAGCACCGGTTGTGATCGGCGCCGCGATCGGTGACGTCGTCTGTGCGGACGTGGCCGCGGACGTGAGCAGCAGCGCGCAGCCGCAAAGCAACAACTTCATATGATCCTCCCCCTGATCGGCTCCCCCCGGAGCCGCTGGCAACAAGCTGTTCGATCGCCCGCTTCATGTCAATCATGTCATGTACAACGATAACTGCCGAGCTAGATCAGCGCGTCCGAAGTGCAGCCACCTCGCTGCTCAGGGAATGTCAGATTGCCATCATAAGGCGCATGCGTATGATTGGGCGTGGACAGGTATTCACGTTAATCATGACGCGTATTTTTTTCGGTCAAGTACGGGCACTGACCCATTGCCGCAGAACCACACGGTGATAATCACTAACCAATCATGTCAAGTAATTAGCGGCATGAAACATGAGGCGGTGGAATACATAACATCCGATACGGGTGGTTTAAGCATAGACTTTGGCCGCCCATTTAACGAAGTAAATTAAGGTGAAGGGCGCGGTGCAAGCTGCTGGTGGCATCGACAAAACCTGAGAAGCCTCGAACCTATTGCTGGTTTCACCGAAGCGTTCATACTTGATTCGCGTCGGAAAATGTCTGACGCGATTCGGGAGAGGGTTATGACCAAGCTTTTTAAGCTCGCGCCAATCTTTGGCTTGTTGGCTTTATCGTCAGGAGCCGCTGCTGCCCCGGAGCCCTTTCAGTACAACCAGGGCATGAATTATAAGGCGCTCGTCAAGCAAGCGGCGATCTTCAATAAATCCAATAGCTCACGCGGCAAATTTATGAAAATACAGACTGGCTTACCAGATAATTACGGAGCGTGCATGTCGGTCTGCATCGCTAATTATAATTATGCATACTCGCGCTGCGGAGGCGGCGTTAGCGGCGACGTCGATCATAGGCATCAATGTGAAGTTCAAGCCGACGGAGAGTACAATGCATGCGCTGCTGGATGCATGGGTTGATTTAAAGGACTAAGGCTATCTGCATCTAGGCCGTTTCGCACAAAGCGGGCGGCCAATTTTTTCTTACAAAAATGGGCATTCCGACGTAGGCATCGGCTGAGAAATAATCGCCAGGCTGATAGCCTTGAACCATCGGCACGGAGCGATGTGGTGGGCATATGGACGGCAGGTTTTTGGGGCTTCGTCGGGGGATCGGCGCTGATACTTGGCGCAGCCATAGCTTGGTTCGTGACCTTGCCCCAACGGCTGATCGCCTCTGTCATGGCAATCGGGTCAGGTGTATTGATCTCAGCGGTGGCCTTCGATCTGATGGACGAGGCGTTCCGTCAGGGCGGGTTCGATTCCACTGCAATGGGGTTCCTGGGCGGAGCCGTCGTCTATACCGCGGCCAACATCATCGTCTCGCGTCGCGGCGCCAGGCACCGCAAGCGGTCGGGCTCTAATCCGCAGGCGTCGCAGCCTGATGCCAGTTCCAACTCAGGCGTGGCGATCGCGATCGGGGCTTTGCTCGATGGCATTCCTGAATCGGTCGTGATCGGTGTCAGCCTGCTGGGTGGCGGTGGCGTCAGCACCGTGACGGTTGCTGCAGTGTTTTTGTCCAACGTCCCCGAAGGGCTGTCGAGCGCGGCTGGAATGAAAGCGGCTGGTCGAAGTGCGGGCTACGTGTTTGGCGTCTGGGTCGGCATTGCAGTTGCCTCAGCGATCGCGGCGATGATCGGCAATGTCGCGCTTGCCGGTGCCAGCCGTGACCTGATCGCCGCCGTCACGGCAGTAGCCGCGGGTGCCATCTTGGCCATGCTGGTCGACACCATGATCCCCGAAGCGACTGAAGCCACTCATGACTATTCTGGACTGATTGCCGTCGTGGGATTCCTGGCTGCGTTCATGCTGTCAAAGAGCGGGGGGTGATGCCTCGCCTCATTCAATCCAGGCCTCGGCCATGAATGTGAAAGCCAACAGTCGCTCGGTACGTCGTGGATGCCTTTCTCTATTTGAACGGCGCCCGGGTTACCGGCAATCGCCCATCCGGTATCGCCGCCAATAGGTTGGCCATGCAACCGCCGCCCTGGCCGCGATTGCAGCGCAAGACACCGATCGCCCGTCCGGCAAGGTGCAGCGCGCAACGATGCGGCTGTAGCTGCGGTCGACCGGCTGGCATGACAGCCGGCGGTGCAGGACCAATTGCTCGACAATCGTTCGGCTCCGCTGGGCAGCCTGATCATCACAGGTATATGCCGCCCTGCGTGCTGCAGGACGTCGGCAGGGCTGAGCGTTCTCAAAATCAGGTGCCTGAACGCCTGCAATCCTGACCTTCTGCCCGGATCGACACCAGAGCGGGCCATCGCCGTCATGAACGCGGATCACGTCACAGGTGAAGGACGGCAAGGCCGCCGCGGCAATCAAAATAGTCAGCACTCAGGCCGCCATCCAGTCGCTCTCCGCATCGTCGACAGCGGCGAAGGCGTCACCATCGGCCTGCTGCTTGCGGAGATGGGCACGCACCGCCTCGGGGTCGCCGTTCTTCGGGAACGTCCGGTCTGCCCGCGCCGCATCAGCGATGCCATCGACCCAATCGCCGCGATCCCGCTGGGTCAGCAGCCAGCGCCCGAACAGCATCTGCGTGTCGTTTTGGTCGTCGTGATCGGTCATGTCGTGTCCCTCGTTTCAGCCTCCGTACTCATTGCATCCCGTTTTCGTTCTTGCAACGTTCTTGCGAATCAATCAGCTATGCGCCTAGCTATGGCCACGCCGCCCTGCGGTGGTCGACATCGCTGGAGAACCAAATGCAGCACGATCTGCAACTGCGCGCGGCTGCCCGTGCCATATACGAGAACGTCTATCCGTCCGAGGAATGGGCACCGATAGGTTTCGACGAGGCGGAGCGGTGCGGCACCGTGCATTACCGACAGGCGGTCGGGGCGGCACAGGACGCCCGCGCCGTGCTGGCCGCACCGCACCAGCAACTGCCGCTCCCCGCAATCCTGTGACCATGGTCCGCCCCCGCAGGCCCCGCCTCAGCATCGTGACATCGCGGCCTGACGTGACCGTGCTGACCCTCCACGACGTGCCGTTCGAGCTGGTGCCACGCGAGGTGCCGTTCTTCCTGTGCGACACGCCCGCCGGCTTTCCATCGCCTGCCCAAGACGACATGCAGGAGCCGATCGATCTCGGCGCCTGGCTCGTCGAGCATCCGGCGGCCAGCTACATCATGCGGGTCGAAGGCCGGTCGATGTCGGGGGTGGGGATCAATGACGGTGACCTGATCGTGGTCAACCGCGCCAAGGAGGCGCGGGCCGGAATGATTGTGGTGGCGCTGGTGCACGGCGACCGCACGCTGAAGCGTCTGCGCTATGTCGATGGCCGCCACTGGCTGGTCCCAGAGGCGGAAGGCTTTACCGACATCCTCGTCGACGAGCATGTGCAGATTTGGGGTGTGGTGGTGGGCGTCGCCCGCAAGATGGTATGACTGCGCCGATCGCGCTGATTGACTGCAACAACTACTATGTCAGCTGCGAGCGCGCCTTCGACGCCAGCCTCGTCGGCGTGCCGGTCATCGTCCTGTCGAACAACGACGGCTGTGCCATCGCCCGTAGCCAGGAAGCGAAGGCGCTGGGCATCAGGATGGGCGATCCCATCCACCACCTGCGGGACAAGGTTCGCGACCACGGCATCCGTGTCCTGTCATCCAACTATACCCTCTACGGTGACATGCAGCGCCGGGTTCTGGCCGCCTGTGAGGCGTTCGCCCGCGACCACGAGATTTACTCGATCGACGAGACCTTCCTCGACTTCTCCGGTTTCGAAAGCCGCGACCTCGTAGCCCATGCCCACGCCATGCGGGATCAGGTTCGACAGTGGACCACGATCCCCACCTGCGTCGGCATCGCCGGGACCAAGACGCTGGCGAAGCTGGCCAACGCCGCGGCGAAAAAGGATAGCCG